CATTTAACGGTGGAACGTTGCTAATTTCTGGTAGCGGATCGACTGCTTGGAATGTTACTGGTGCTGGTGGATTTAGTACGACGGCAGGTACAGGCACAGGCACAATGTCCATGACTGCCGCAACTGCTAAGACATTTGTTGGCGGTGGGTTTACTTACAACTGCACATTGAATCAAGGTGGTGCTGGTGCTTTGACAATTACAGGCTCAAACACATTTGACAACATCACAAATACGGTTCAACCAGCATCGGTCTTATTCACCGCAGGAACAACAAGCACGTTCTTGTCTGGGTTTTCACTGTCTGGCACAGCTGGAAACCTGATAACCATAGGTTCTGCCACTGCCGCAAGCCATACGCTATCTAAGGCAAGTGGTACTGTGTCTGTGTCTTATTGCTCCATCAGTAGATCATCTGCCACAGGTGGCGCAATTTGGCAAGCCTTGACAGCCAATGGCAATGTGGATGGTGGAAATAACACTGGTTGGATTTTTAGCACAGGTTCAGGCAATTTCTTGATGTTTTTCTAAGGCAGACCATGACTCCAGAACTACAAAAGTATTACGAATCCCGATTTGAGATGATGGGAATGGATGGTTGGAAGGATTTAATTATTGATATTGACAATATGATAGAGTCACTCAATAATATAAGCGTAATTCCTGATGAAAAGACCTTGATGTTCAGAAAAGGTGAACTTTCCATCTTGACTTGGCTGAAAACCTTGAAAGAGGTCAGCGAACGAGCGTACGAGGAATTGAATGAAAAGAATGTATGAATTTGTCTGCGTAAGTGGACACAGAATTGAGAGGTACTGTGATTATGAGACACAGGAAACTCAGTGTGAGTGCGGTGGTTCAGCCAATCGCACAATCAGCGCACCAAGCGTTAACTTGGAAGGATGGTCTGGTCATTTTCCTTCATCATGGATGAAATTTGACAAGAAACATCGTGATAAGTTAGCGGCAGAGCGCAAAACCACAACATAAGCATTATGCCGTTGTGTATCCTAGAACCCAAAAGTGGCAGGAAAAAGGAAAAATATGTTGATTGATAACCCAGACGAGATGCAAAGTGAGTTAGACATTGTTGAGAACAAGAAACTTGAATCAACAATTGAGCCAGCGTCAGATGACATTCCTGATAAATACAAGGGTAAACAGTTATCTGACATCATCAAAATGCACCAAGAGGCTGAAAAGCTGATTGGTAAACAGGCTCAAGAAGTTGGGGAAGTTAGGAAGCTCGCTGATGAACTCATTAAGCAAAACCTTGCTGGAAAGTCTCAACCTATTAAAGAGGAAGAACCTGAAGTAGATTTTTTTGAGAATCCACAGGCGGCTGTTCGTAAGACTGTTGACAACCATCCTGATGTACTTGCGGCTCGTCAAGCGAGTCAAGAGTTCAAAAAGATGCAAATTCAGCAAAAGCTGGCGCAAGAACACCCTGATTTTGGTCAGATTGTTCAAGATGCAGACTTTGTGAATTGGGTGAAATCTTCACCTGTACGCATTGGCTTGTATGCAAAAGCTGATGGTGAATTTGATTATGACAGTGCTAACGAACTGTTGAGCACCTACAAGCAGTTGAAGGGTGTTAAGGCAAAACAGACGAACGAAGCAGGGGAAACCCAGCGTAAGTCTAATCTTAAGGCGGCAAGTGTTGATGTAGGCGGTACTGGTGAATCTGGAAAACGAGTCTATCGAAGGGCAGACCTTATTCGGCTGAAGATGCAAGACCCTGCTAGATACGATGCTTTAAGTGATGAGATCATGGCGGCATACGCAGAAGGACGGGTCAAGTAACCTTAACTTTTGATTTTTTGGAGTACACAAATGGCAACATCATTTTCCCCTAGTAACTCAGTTACTACCACCACAGCGGCTAATTTCATCCCTGAAATTTGGTCAGACGAAATCGTAGCCGCATACAAGAAAAACTTGGTCATGGCTAATTTGGTCATGAAGATGAACTTCAAGGGCAAGAAAGGTGACACTGTTCACATTCCTGCACCTACTCGTGGTTCTGCTTCTGCCAAAGCCGCTGAGACAGCAGTCACTTTGATTGCCGCCACAGAGTCTGAAGTCCAAGTGTCTATCAACAAGCACTATGAATATAGCCGCTTGATTGAAGACATTGTGGAAGCACAAGCTCTGAACTCTATGCGTCAGTTCTACACCTCTGATGCTGGTTACGCCTTGGCTCGTCAAGTTGATACCGACTTGATTCGCTTGGGTCGTGTAGCCAACGCTGGTGATGGTACTGCCGCTTATGACAAAGCCTACATTGGTGGCGATGGTACAACTGCTTATGTTGCCGCAAGCAACAATGAGTCAGCATTGACCGATGCCGCTATTCGCAGAACCATTCAGCGTTTGGATGACAACGATACCCCAATGGATCAGCGTTTCTTCCTGATTCCTCCATCTAGCCGCAACACTTTGATGGGTCTGGCTCGCTATACAGAACAAGCATTTGTTGGTAACGGCAATGCAATTCTGAATGGTGAAATTGGCAATTTGTATGGTATTCCTGTGTTTACCACATCAAATGCTGATACCACATCAGGCTCTGGTGCGGCTCGTGTTTGTATCATGGGTCATCGTGATTCGATGGTTTTGGTTGAGCAAGTGGGCGTTCGTTCACAAGTTCAATACAAGCAAGAATACTTGGCAACACTGTTCACAAGTGACACACTGTATGGCGTAGCCGCCTTGCGTAGTGCCGCTTCTGTGGGTGCGGCTAAATCTTCTAGCTTCTTTGCTTTGGCAGTTCCAGCCTAATTGCAGTTGTCCCCCCTGCCCTAGTGGTGGGGGGTCTTTTTTAAACTAAATTAGGAGTAATCAAAATGGCAACCGCTTCAGCAGTAGTAACTCGTCGTGGAAATGACCAATTCCGTGGCTTGTTTTCAGACACTTGGGCTGTCAAATGCACATTGAACCCCGGTTCTTTGGCAGATGGCGTAGGTGAAACCGATGATGTGACAGTTCCCGGTGTCGCTTTGGGCGACATGGTAATTGGTGCATCTTTGGGCGTGGATTTGGTTGGCATCACTGTCACTGGCTATGTCAGTGCCGCTGATACTGTCAAATTCCGTATCCAAAACGAGTCAGGTTCAACTGTGGACTTGGCATCTTCTACTATGCGTCTCGTAGTAGTTCGCATGGTTTAAGTGATTGGGGGGCTAGTCCCCCCTTTCTTATTTTGGGGGTTTTATGGCTACTTTTAAGTGTCTGCAATCAGGCAATCTTGTGACTTTTCATAATCAAGTTGACATTGATTCGATGAAAGGTCATCAAGGTTATGTGAGGGTAGATGAAGTAGAAGTAACCATAGAATCTGTAGAATCAGAAATCAGAACAGATACCGCCTTTCGTGCGCCTGTCATCCCCACAATTAAGCGTATGGGAAGACCCAGAAAGGTAGTTTTAAATGTCTGATGAATTTGGCGCAAGAGACTTTGGCAAACTAGAGGCTCAAGTCGAGGCTTTACAGAAAGAAATGCACATTCTTAGTGCAGATGTAAAAGCCTTACTAGAACTTGCCAATAAGTCAAAGGGAGGCTTTTGGATGGGCATGACCATAGCCTCATTTGCTGGTGGCGTGATTACTTTCATTGCCGATAGGTTGTGGAAATGAAAGAAGGACTCTTATCAGGTCAAGTCTGTCCATTGCCTACTCAGGACATCGAATTTAACCTTAAGAACCGCAACAACGCTTTCAAGAACTTTGGGTATGGCGCACCAGACCCCAATCTTCCAAATCATGCGTTTTGGCTGAAAAAAGCCAAGATGTACAACGCTACTGTTGATGATGTCAAACAGATGCGTTGCGGTAACTGTGCCGCATTCATTCAAACCCCAAAAATGATGCAGTGCATCAAAGATGGTCTAGAAAAAGGTAAAAGCTCAGAAAATGAGCTTGATTACGATCAGCAGTTTATTGATGCCGCTGATCTGGGATTTTGCGAGTTATTTCACTTTACTTGTGCCGCTTTGCGTACCTGTGATGCTTGGAAATCTGGTGGCTCAATCAAGAAAGACTAAGGAGAAACCCTATGAAAAAACCCACAATGGCTCAGAAAAAGGTTGGAAAAGTTATGCATGAGTACAAAGAAGGAACTTTGCATTCTGGCTCTAAAAAGGGTAAAGAAGTGACTTCTCGTAAACAAGCAATTGCTATTGCTTTGTCCGAGGCAGGTATGTCCAAGCCAAAGAAGAAGATGAAATGAAGCAAGGACTCTACGCCAACATTCATGCCAAACAAGCCAGAATCAAGGCAGGGTCTGGCGAAAAGATGCGTAAGGTAGGTAGCAAGGGTGCTCCTACTGCTGAAGCCTTTAAACAGGCGGCAAAGACTGCAAAGAAACCTAAAAAGGTGAAGTAATGAAAACACCAGCATGGCAAAGAAAAGAAGGACAAAATGCCAAAGGGGGATTGAATGCCAAGGGGAGAGCATCTTATAATGCAGAAACTGGTGGCAACTTGAAAGCACCAGTAAAGTCGGGGGATAACCCTCGCAGAGCAAGTTTCTTGGCTCGCATGGGCAACATGGCTGGTGCAGAGTACAAGGATGGTGAACCGACAAGACTGCTTCTTTCGCTTAAAGCATGGGGTGCATCCTCAAAAGCTGACGCAAAGGCAAAAGCTAAAGCTATATCCGCAAGGAATAAGGCAAAAGCGAAATGAGAGCACTTTCAGTTGGCGCAAATTTAACAGCCGCAACATTAACGACACTTTATACAGTGCCAACAGGGTACTATGCAAAGGTTGTTTTGCTTCGTGCTACAAACGCCACTGCCGCCAATAAACACATTACATTTGATTGGGTAGATTCTTCTGCATCTGCCACATATTCTGTTGTCTATCAAACAACAATAACAGCTAAAACTACTCAAGATTGGGGTGGTGTATCTTACTTCGTAATGGAAGAAGGAGATATTTTAAAAGCCACATCCGAATCTGCTTCTACTTTTGCAGTATTAGTAACAATTGAAGAAATAGGATTAACAAGACAATGACATACTTAGAACTTGTAAACGATGTACTTGTTAGGTTGCGTGAAGAAACTGTTTCTACAGTTACTGAAACAACTTATTCATCTTTAATTGGTAAATTTGTTAACGATGCAAAACGTCAGATTGAAGATGCTTTTGCATGGAATGTGCTTGGAACAACTATTACTGTGACCACTGTTCAAGGTACTTATTCTTATGCTTTGACAGGTGCTGGTCAAAAATTCCAAGTTCTTGATGTATTGAATGTCACAAGTAACATTCGCATGAAGAACATTGATTTTGCAACCATGAATAGGTTTCAAAACTTCTCTACACCTGTTGAGGGAATCCCTGCATATTACGCATTTGATGGCGTTGATGGTAGTTATGACACCAAGGTAACAATTTATCCTCGCCCTGATGGCGTGTATAGCATCCCATTTAGCTTAACAGTGCCACAAGCCACATTGTCTTCTGACTCAACTATTGTCAAAGTTCCTGACACATTGGTTGCTCAGAATGCTTATGCTCGTGCTTTGGTTGAACGTGGTGAAGATGGTGGGTTGTCTTCATCTGAGGCTTATTTGCTCTACAAAGCAATGTTGTCTGATTACATTGCATTGGAAGGCACACGCTATCCTGAGAATCAGGAGTTTGTTGCGATATGAGCCAACCTATTCAAACTTTCAGCATCTCAGCCCCCGGCTTCTATGGGCTGAATACTCAAGACTCGCCTCTTGATTTGAATGCTGGATTTGCATTGGTTGCGACTAATTGCATCATTGACCAATATGGTCGTATTGGCTCTCGTAAAGGTTGGTCAAGAGTAAATTCTTCTTCAGGTAACTTAGGCGCAAATGATGTCAAAGTTATCCATGAGTTAGTTCAAGCTGATGGCTCTCTGACTGTATTATTTGCTGGAAACAATAAGATATTCAAGTTAGGTTCAGGAAATGCAGTGACAGAACTCACCTATGGTGGAGGTGGTTCTGCTCCAACCATTACAGCAAGTAATTGGCAATGTGCTTCATTGAATGGCATTACTTATTTCTTTCAGTCTGGTCATAATCCATTGATCTATGATCCTGCTGTATCGACTACAACATATCGCAGAGTTTCAGAGAAAACTGGTTATGTAGCAACTGTGCCAGATGCCAATATTGCTATTTCTGCTTTTGGTAGATTGTGGGTAGCTGAAACAACATCGAATAATTCAACTGTTTATTTCAGTGATTTAGTTGCTGGTCACGTATGGTCAACAGGCACTGCTGGTTCATTAGATGTCAGTAGAGTTTGGGTAAATGGTACTGACCAAATTACTGGACTTGCGGCACATAATGGATTCTTGTTTATTTTTGGTAAACGACAAATTCTTGTTTACCGAGATGCAACAACTCCATCAACCATGTCAATCAGCGACACTGTTGAAGGTATTGGTTGCATTGCTCGTGACAGTATCCAAACCACAAGCACTGATGTATTGTTCTTGTCAAACTCTGGTGTCAGATCGCTAATGAGAACGATTCAAGAGAAGTCTGCGCCTGAGAGGGACTTATCCAAGAATATACGCAATGATTTAATGGGTACTGTGGCTGGAGAGACATTGGCAAATATCAAGTCTGTGTATTCGGAGCGTGAAGCCTTTTATTTGCTGACAACCCCTAGCATTGATACTACTTGGTGCTTTGATACCAAAGCATATTTGGCTGATGGTTCTGCAAGGGTAACTACTTGGGACTCCATTACGCCTAAGTCTTTCTTGTCTCGCAGAGATGGAAGTCTTTACATTGGAAAGAATGGGTACATTGGGTACTACAACACTTATCAAGACTACGATACCGCCTATCGTATGTTGTATTACACAAACCATGCTGATCTTGGTGACCAGAATGTGACTTCAATTCTGAAGAAACTGTCAACAGTTGTGATTGGTGGTTCTAATCAAATAGTAACATTCAAGTGGGGATTTGACTTCAAGACAAACTATTTATCTGCAAGTGCAACCATCCCAACTCAGAATGTCTATTACTATGGTGTGGCAGAGTATGGCGCAAATGCCACAACGATTGCCTACTATTCTGATGGTGTTGCATTGCAAACATTGACAGTTCCTGCAACTGGAACAGGTAAGGTTGTGCAAACAGGTTATGAATCAGACATCAATGGTTTTGCCTTGTCTATTCAGAAGATTGAGATTCAAGCCAAAAATGGCAAGATGAGTTAAAGGAGAATTATTGTGAC